CAGGATATCTTCCATATATTTTTTCACATCATCTACCATTTTCTGTGATTTCAGTGCAAGTTTTATCGTTACCTGCTGCCGTTTTTCATCTACGGACACTGAAAAACCATCCGGGCACAGAAGCTTTAGCCTTTCTCCAATTGCCTTTTCTGTATATGGCCTTCTCTCCAATACTCTGGATTTGATACGAAATCTCCTGTCTTGCAAGGTATCATTATCGGCTTTTGTGATCTCAAGCATTGCTTCCCAGCGTGCCGTCATTGCTTCATCCATGCTTTCAAGAAACAGGTTGTTATCCATCCTTTCCACTTCCGTTTCAAGATTTTCGCCCTGTTTTTCGTTCATATCATAGATTGCTTTGATATCCGGTATGTTTCTGATAATTTCTGGTGCTTCAAACAATATTTACTGCCTCCAATACTGGGATCTTTTCAAAACTTAATGCCAGATTTCCTGCTTTTCCGTTGATTGTAGTTGCTTCTACATCTGCTACACCCTCTACATTGAGGATCCTTGCTTCTATCTGGCTCAGTCTGACGATCATATCCGTTTCTTCTTTTGCTTCCCAGGACTCGCACAGCTCCCTGAGATAGGTTTTCACAGCTGTTTCGATTTGTGTTTTGCTGGTCGCTGTCGAATATCCAGAGTCATATGTCACTTTTGTCTGGATGGTCACCGATGTTTTTGTTACGCCTGAAATATGTACTGTATGACAGATCGGTGCCATACCACTTCCTTCTCCGTGGCTATCTTCCGGATCAACCGCTTCCTGCACATTTTTTACCGTTTCGGCATCCGGTACGCTAAAGTCATCCGATATTATGTAGATATCAATCTGGGCTTCTCCTGCCTGTCTTCTTCTTGGTTTGCACCCTCCAATACCTTTCAACTGATTAATGTATCTTCGGTAATCTGCCTTATTTCCACAGAATGCGGTTGTTTTGAAGGTTTCTATTACCTTTTTTCGGAATTCTTCGATGTCCTCATCATCCGTGCCTTTTTTCAGAATTTCTGTGATCTCACCACCCTGATAATTTTCTACATACTCTGCCGGTTCCAGTTTTCCGATTGTCGTATTAGTTTCTGTCCCTTCTGTCTCACAGATCATCTGGTACGTATAACCTTCTATCTGTTCTATAACTTCATAGGTATAATCTCCGCATGTAAATCTTTCACCGATCTCTATCTCCTGATGAAACACTGCCCTGACAACTGCCTGTGTCGCAGAATGGTATGTGATTCCACGCTCTTTTCCGTATTCGATCAGATGCCAGTCATCCTGTGTATCTGGAAGAATATTGTCATTCAGTTCATCCATATCACCGTAAATCTCTTCCAGTTTTTCTGCGATTTTCGCACAGGCATTGTAGGCAAGCGATCCTTCATCGGTCCTTACATCCTGACCAAACGCTGCCATCATTTCTTCCATGATGGTATCAAATACCCGATCTTCATACATTTTCGCTCACCTCGATTTCTCCGTATATTGTTTCAGCTGTAAAACTCATGGTCAGCGTACTGCATTTCATGCTGCACTTGAAATCCCGGATTCCGGTTATTTTTTCGTTCTGCATAACTGCTTCTTCCACCATCCTCTTCGCCTCTGTCATAATATACGCCTCATCGTAGTGTTTCCCGATCAGTTCTCTCAGTTCAGAACCATACTCCCAGGAATATTGCGTATAATGGTATCGGTCTATTGACAGTGCAATATGGATCCATTGTTTTACAGCTTCTTTTCCGTTGATCTTTCTCCCGGTAAGATTTCCACTTTCAAAATCAACTTCGTACTCTTCCAGTTCTTTTTCTTCTTCGATTTCCGGCATCGCTTCCTCATCCTCAATGTCAAACGGAAACATTATATGCTCACCACCTTCATAAGAATTGCATAGGTATCTTCGGATACTCTGGCCATCAGAACCTTATCGCCCTGTTTCAGCTTTCCTTTCAGATCTGCGTTTACAACCAGATCATCAGCATCCAGTTCTATTCCATCTATTTCGCAAGTTGTCCCGGATGTCATTTTGCACATCCGGATATCGGATGTTCTCTCTATTCTTCCGGCTTCTTTTCGCATAGTATTGATTATTTTTTCATATGGGTTCATCATCCCTCCTATGTAATCCAGCATTTTGAACACGGCTTGTACTTCCGTTTGCCCTTATTTGTACCTTGTGTGATCTTGATCTGCTTGATCTTCTGTACAGTCGTTTCTGTCGGATTTTTCCCTTTGCAGGCACTACAGCTTTTCACCGAATGATATACGGTAGAATTTGCCAGATAATAACATTTTGCGGCATTTTTCAGTTCTTTCTTCTTGGAGTCTTTCGATGTGCCGTCTCCGTCTTCCATGGTATTCTTCCAGGAAAGATCCAGTTTCATTGTGTGCACATTGTTTTCAAATGTGTGTGTATCCGTCTTGATATAGAACTTTCCATTCAGTCCGGTTGCCTTTTCTTTTACTGTGATACTCTTTCCGGATATTGCCCGCACATCTCCGATCGCTTCTATGCTACATTCTTTTGTTATGCCGGTAAGCTTTGCTTTTGCACTCTTTTTGGCATCCTTGCCTTTTTCCTGTTTTTCTGTTTCCTGGTACACACCATAAGTGTTAATATTCTTTTTATTTTTTACCTGCCCGACTTTCCTCATGGAATCATTATAGATATTTACAACGTTGACCATATTGTCAAGTGTATCTGTATAGGTAGCATCCGTCACATTGATCCCCTGTGTGATCACAACACCGGAATCGGTACCTTTGACTGCCACGCTGACCTTGTTGCCTTTCATCACCGGCATATACTTTTTCCCGGTTTTACTTTTTGCTTTCCGGTATGCTTCAACAATCATGTCGTAATAGGTCTTGTCTTCAAATATCAGCTTCGGTATGCTTACTTTCGTGGATGCCAGACCACTTGTTTTTATTTGCAGATCCTTACAGATCTTTGCCGTAATCTTTTCCGGAGACAGTTTTTTGAACTTTTTTGTGGATTTGGATCGTAACAGGTGATGCATAAAATCCATCGCTGTATAAGTTGCTGTCCCAATCTCCGCCGTTTTTTCCCTCGTTGTAACTGTCCCTACAAACAGCTGTGTCGTTCCGTCATACAGATACACCAGATCACCTAATTTAATCTTAAGATCTTCCACTGTGCTGTCATACGGATTATGCAGAAGTGTAACCGTTATCTTCCTGGAACATTGCGTGTCTGTCCCACTCCACTCTACTTTTTCAAACGGAATCCATTTGTTCTTCCATCTAAAGCGGATCACGCTTTTATCACCACCTTGTATCCGATCAGTGCTTCTTTCTCTTTTTTCTTAGGATACTTTTTCTTTGCTTTTTTAATAACTGTCAGGTTCTTTTTCCGCACATCTTTCCACTTTTTCGAAGATCCGAGCTTGCTTTTTGTGAGTTTCTGCCAGGTATCCCCTTTTTTCCATTTGTGCGTTACGGTCTTAGCCTGTTTTGTCTGCCGCTTTTGCACGTTTTCGCTTCCGGGCATACGGTATTCTTTCAGAGTCATACTGTAAGCTACATCGCTGTTTTTCTCCTCGTGTCCATACTGCCAGGAATCAATAGTGAAAAATCCGTCAATATCCGTTCCTGTAATGATCAGGTGGACGGTTTCATTACTTTCAAACAGTACCTTAATCTTCTTGATGTAATTTTCATACGGCTCTTTGTAGGTGTCCTGAGCGAAATCATATTCCTGTCCTGGAAAGAACGAGGCAAGAGTGATCTCTTTCAATCCCCTCTTGCCTTTCAGGTTGATTTCACCGAATCCGTGTACTGTTACGGTCGTGTTCGACATGCCATCCGAAAGTGTAAAACTTTCCGGGTTGATCGGCAGTTTTATGCTTTCCGTGTCATTGGACCATTTAATATATATATTCAATCTCCCCGCCTCCGATATTCTGTGAAATCTTTTCCAGCCTTTCTGCCAGTTTTTCTGCTATCTTCTCAATGTCTGCGTCTTCTCTTACGATGATCTGATCTGCAAGCTTTGGTATTGATATACTGACCTGTGTCGTTCCTTTTCCGCTTCTGGCTCCATCTTTATACGCTTTCTGTACAGATTCGTCATGGGGATATACCCTGGAACCTTTCGGAAGATCCACAATCTCTCCGCCTCGTTCAGAGATCTGTACCAGACCGCCTTTCCAGTTCTGCGTACCTTTTGCAAGTGTCGGAATGGTTGCGATCGTCGGAGCAAAAGTCTTTCCTCCTACACCGGGCACCCATTTAGGTATATCAATATGGATGCTGTTAATTCTGCTGATCGCCGAGTTGATCACAGAAATCACGTCATTCATCGGCTGTTTGAACAATGCGACAAGTCCCGAAAAGATATTTCCGAAAATGTCCTGTACTCCCTGCCATGCCTTTTCCCAGTTTCCGGTAAATACACCTGTGACAAAATCAATAACGCCTCCGATCACACCCATGACGCTTTCAAATATTTCCGTAGCTGTTTCAGCAAATGATGTGATTCTTTCAGCAGCTACTCCCAACCCTTTTTCGAAGATCGGTCCCAGTGTTTCCGCAATATCTGAGATTGCTTCAACAATCTGGGTGGCGATCGGTCCGGCAACTTCTTTGAAATGTTCAAACTTCTGCTGTGCCCTTTCAAATACTGCCTGGAACAGTTCACTAAACTTTTCCAGTACCGGCTTCACAGCATCCACGCACCGCTTGAAATCCTCTGACAATGCACTTGTGATCGGCTGCACAGCCTCTTTTACCTGTTCAAACTTTTCTTTAAATTTTTCAACGATATCCTTTGCTTTCTCAAATGCATTTGAAAACCAGTCTTTTACGTTCGCCAAAAAAACTTTGACCTTTGACCAGTTTTTGATGATCAGAAATGCCGCCACAGCAATCGCAGCTACCACCATGATTGCAATGTTCGCCGGTGATGTAAGCCATTTTA